ACACGAAACCTTTTTAAAAAATCCTAGCACTGCTGGTTTGTTAGCAATGTTTAGAGGATTAAACGGATTTCAAAGATCTAACAGATTTTATGTTGATGTTACACCCCCCGTGAAATTACAGGGAAAATGGGGAGCAAAAACCCCCAGATTGTTTGCTACAAGTGTTCAAATTCCTGCTCAAGTAATAAATTATTACCAAGATACGGTTAGTCCTTCTGGTTCTCTTGTAGATATTCCGGTAAAAAGAGAATACGATGATCGATTCATAATAGATTTTATTGTTGATAGTAACTGGGAAGTCAGACAATTTTGGCACGATTGGATGGAACACATGTTTAAATCTACATTAGTGACATCAACAACGGGATATAAAAATTCCATAATTATAAATTATTGGAGCGAAATTGTAGGAACTGTGGACATTTACGCTCTTAGCACCGCAACATCCACTACCACAACAGATACTACGGCAGAAGAAATGGTAAATCGAAGAATAAGTTTAATCAACGCTTGGCCTGGAACTATTCTGCCTACTCAAATGATGTACGATACCCCCAATGACTATTTAATGTTGAGTGTGGATATAAACTACAGACAGTACGCAATATACGACAAAGATAACAGAATACAACAAATACCAAATTAATTATCATGGCAATAAAAGATTTATTATTAACTAATCTACCCCAATACTGTGAAACGTTAGCGTCTGGTAAACAAGCATGTTTTAGACCTTTTTTAGTTTCAGAAGAAAAGGCTTTACTTTTAGCAAAACATTCAGATAATAAACAGTCTATTTTAAAAACTTTAGTGTCTATGGTTAATGCTTGTTTTGACCTTAAAAGAGATGTGTCTATCTGTGATTTTGAAAATATGTTTTTGCTGCTTAGAGCTAAATCGGTGGGAGAAACTGAAGCGTTTAAAATAAAGTGTCCAGAAACAGGAGAATCTGTAGATATAGCAATAAATTTAATGACAGATATAACTTTGTCCAAAGGATCAGTTTCCAACAAAATTAAACTGAATGAAAATTTACTATTAATTCTAAAAGAACCAACAATTAAAACTCTTATAAAATATCCAGAATACACTACTTCCACAGAAGAGATGTACGGATTTATAGGATCTTGTATGAAAGAAATACAAACATCCAAAGAAAGTTTGGATTGCACAGAACTGTCAGAAAAAGAATTAAAAGACTTTATTAAAAATTTAACGTCTTCTCAGTACAAAAGCGTGATTTCATACTTTGACAATCTGCCTCAATTACAAGTTGTAGCAAACTACAAAACTTCTGATGGGGTACAACGCGAAGCTAAGATAAAGGGGCTGTTTAATTATATTAGTTTTTTTTTAACCATTTAAATCTTCAGCTTTATTATTTACAAACATTTCAACTTAAATATCACCATAAATACAGTTTAGAAGAGATAGAAAACATGATTCCGTTTGAACGTTCTGTGTATCTAGAACAAGTAAAAGCGTATTTAAATGAAGAAAAAGAAAGGTTAAGAAACTCTAGGGGAACGTAACATGGATAATAATTCTTCATTTTTTAATCAAAATAATCAATTTATTCCTATTGAGTCTGCAGGATTACAGCAATCAAATATATCTTTGGTGTCACAACTTCAACAAAACTCACAATATCTTATTCCTGAAAATATTATAAACAAAAAAGACAGTATTAGTTTGATGATGATACCAGAACAAAACGACACCAGAAAATATTATCAAAACAGTATTACTGACATGAAGTCTAAGGTTCACGAATTAAAAAATCTTCAAACTTCTACCGCTTATAAACCACAAAACACAGCGAATCAACCTGCTAACAATACAACTACTCAAATTTCAAATCACATAAACAACACAACCACAGTAATTCATGATTACGTTAAAGCCATACAAGGAGACTACCAAAAGCTTCCTGACTGGCGAAGTTTAGGTGGTTAAAGAAAAAGGCCCCTTTCGGGGCCTTTTTTAGTCTTCCAGAGACTTCAGATAAGATTCTACATCCACATCTTCATCAGGCTCTGTGTTCCTGACAGGCTTTCGAGACGAACGAACAACAGGCTCGTCTTCCACCGTTTCGTCTGCGTCACCCATTGCACGAACATCGCCACCAAGAGCATCCACAAGCTTGGTCTTAAGCTCTGCATAGCTCTTGAACTCCTTGGGATTGATAAACTCCTTCAGAGCGTATTGCTTCTTCCAGAGAGCTTCCAGCTTGGCATCATCGCCATCAAAAAGCTCGGCAGCAGCACTAAACTCTGACTTGTCGTAGTTAACGTAACCGTCAACCTTACGAACCTTGAGCTTGAAGTTAGCACCCTTCCAGAAGTCAAACGGATTCACAGCACTCTCGTCTTGGAATTCAGGATTCATTTGCTCTTGAATCTTCTCAAAAATCTTCTTGCCGTACTTGAACAGAAACACCTTTCCCTTGTTTTGAGGTGCTGCTGGATCCTCCACAACAAGAATATTGGAAATGTAAGTAAGCTTGCGCTTACGATCACGAGCAATACGCTTATCGCTTTCAGTACCACTATTCCATAGCTCAGAGTTTCCTTCACAAACCGGGCACTTCTCACCAAGGGTTGTGGGGCAGTTGTGAATAAACCAGCCACCCTTACCCTTAAACGCATGAGAGTACAGCTTAACCCATGGAATGTCCTCGCCTTCCACTGCAGGAAGGAATCGAACCACCGCATATCCATTACTAGCAGAGTCCAAAGTAGGTCGCCAAAAGCGATCATCCTTGTAATCGTTAGTTTTATTACTCTTCTCCAGTTCTTCTTGAAGCTTGGAGGCCACTGACGTAGAATTCTTCTTTAGATCTTTGAATGACATATAATCTCCTATTGTTTTAACAGTATACTCAATTATAAACTAAAGTCAAATATTAAATGGGCAATTTTGACGATTTAGGTAAAAAGTTTAAAGTTTGGCCTTCTTCTTGAATTTTTTCAATTATTGGTTTAGACAAAAACTTTGCTACACTTTCAACCGGAAGATCTTTAGCTTCACAAAGAGTTATAACAGCATCCATGTAGGATACTTTCCACTCTTCCACATATTTTTCTATCTGGCGGCAAAAATCGTTTTGGGTTTCATTGTCGAAGAATAGGACCATATTATACCTATATATAGATGAATTCCTAAGTTTTTTCCACAAATAGACGGAGAAATAAATGCCAGATATCGACCAAAACATAACCATTGATGTAACCGGAAATACCGCTTCAATCGCAACAGATTATACTACCAGTGGCGTAACTAACGCACATGTTCAAGTTGTAAAACTAGCTTTCGGTAATGCTACCACAGCTACCCGAGTAACCACCACATCAGCCCTTCCCGTGGATATCCGAACCGCCACAGCAACCGTAGGAATTACCGGAAGTGTTGGTGGTCTTGGAAATTTTCGAGTTATAAACGGTCTGTCGGGTTCTTCCACTCTTCCTTTAGTAGTTAGTGGCACAACGTCCACAAGCTTTACTCCTGTTCAAATAAACGGTGCAGTTCAAGGTGTAACAAACGGAGTTCTTGTAGGAGTAACCGGAAAAGTTTATCTGTTTGACGGTCAACGAATTCAAGGTATGACTAACGGTTATCCTGTAGAAATTACAGGTGGTCGAAGATTATCGTCTGCCACAGACAGTGTAACAGTTACCGGTAGTGTTAATTTTTCTGGCGGCAGATACATGCTACAGTCCACAGACAGTGTTCGTATCTACGGAGCCAGCGATGGTGCCACAGTAATACCAGTATCTTTACGAGACGCAAACAATGCTGTGCTAGGAACTTCTGGTGGAGCATTAAACGTAAATCTTGTCAACACTGTTCTGGGAATCACCGCAAACGTTTCTATAGGAACTCTGGTTGGTATTTGTCAGGCCGATCAATCTGTGCCTCTGTTTGTGTCCGGAGCAACTGCGGGTCCTGCTGTACGAGTAAAAGGTGCATCCACAGACGATGTTTCGGTGTCTTGGAGCACTACAAAGCCAGTGACAGTAAGCAATGTTGTTACTATTAATGATACCAATATTTTGTCTAGTGTAAATAATTTAGATATACCAACAATCAAATCAAACACAGACGAAATAGTAACCATAAGCAGCACACTAAGTGGTTCTGGTGTTAATGCAAAGATTGTTGATTATCTACGACCAGGAACAGTACACACAGGTAGCTGGGGATTAACAGCAGGAACAATAACTACACCAAATAGCAGCACACTGAAAACAGGTGTAACACTTAAAGCTGCAAGTTCTAACTCTGTGGATGTAATGATTAAAGGAAATAGCGTTAACTCTTCATTCGGATTTCCGTTAAGTCCTGCAGATGTTCTGTTTATAGAGACCAATAATTTAAACAACATATCATTGTTTATTAGCACAGGATCAGCAACAGTACATTACATAGCTTCATAATAAAATGAATTTTCGCAATACTAAATCTGGAAAATACAATCCGTACACAGATAATAGTTCTTATGTTTTAGTAAGAAGTGATGTATTTTATTTTTTAGAGTTTATTAACTACGAAAAACAACTATTCAAAATAAATTCAACTTTATCTTCTTCTCCTAATATTGTTTTTTACACAGAAGATTCTGTAAATAAAGTAATATTAGATTACACTAATGCTAATAATACTGACAAAAAATATTTGAATAGTTTTTTTGCAAACATGAGTGTAAATTCAGGATTTACACTTTCAGACGGAAAATATTTAAAAGAATCTGTAGAACTAGAAGCAGATCTAACATGCAATTTAAAATTTAAAGAATTTAAAAATGATTATGTGTTTGCTGAATTAAATTCTGTAACAGATAAAGACTCAGCAACTGATGTTTATGAAAATTTTTATTTTTTAGGAACTCCCCAGTTATATTCTGGAATTACTTTAGGAAGTAATAAATTAACAGAATCTGTAGCTTTAGTGAATAAAAAAATAAATAATAAATCACTATTTTCAAATTTAGGATTAAAAAAAGACGACATTATCGAAATAATAAATCCCAATTCAGAAAATAATGGTAAAAGATTTGCAATAAAAAACATAGAAGAAATATCAAATAACGAACTACTATTATTGAATGGTCCGGCAGTATCAGAATCTTTAACGGGATTGCCCGTTTTAATAAACGTTTACGTTAAATCTAATTTAAATAAAAATAGCACATTAACTTTAAACATAGACAATTCATTAGTTTCTGATACTGACATTGGATGCTGTATTATTGCAGATGATCAATCTTTAAATCTTGCATATAGTAGTTTATTATTAAATTCTCAATCTAACTTTGATTCTAATAATATTTTCACTACGGGATTTAATACAGTACAATTTCCAAATTTAATTTTAAAAAATACAACAAAAAAACAATGCAGTATTATTACAGGAAAAAATGATAGATTTGTAAAAGATTGTTTTATAGAAAATAATTTGGTAAGACTTACAACTGCTACAGTAGAAAATTCACAATTTTTTGCTTCACCAATAAATACATTAAAAATATCTTTTGTTGATAATAAATTTACTTTTAGTAGAGCAGACGAGGACCAGAGTTCCGTATTTTTTTATAACGTAAAACCCGATGTTCTGGAGTTACAACAAGGATATGTTTATAAATTTGTACAAAAAGATATCAGCAATTCTAACAGAGTTGTTAGATTTTCGTTAGATTCTGGTGGTAAAATTCCGTATGTAAAAAACGTATGGGGTAAAGACACAGGTTCTGGGATTAATTCTTTAATCTATATTAGAGTTCCAACAGAAGTAGAAGGAATAACTTCAATGTATATGTACACCGAAAACAATCCATCTGTTCCAATCAGGATACAAATAGGATATTAATTTTTATCTTCTGGCCCATTTCTCTTGTTAGAAAATCTCCAGAACACATCTTCAAAAACAGAATTATAAGAACCGTAAAGAGGAAAACACCAATTCGGTTTAGGATCATTTGACATGGTATAAACAGGATATTCTGGAAAAATATCTATTGCTAGTTCTTGATCTTTTTCTTCTTCTGTTGGTCCTGTAAAACCAAACCAATCTACCAGTCGTTTACATATTTTTTGATAATTTTGAGTTATTATTGGAAACGTAACTCCTAATCCACGACCGGCCCAATCTATTTTTGCTCCAGCAAATTTTTCACAAAACCTGGCACCGGTATTTCCTGGTTTACTGCATTCGTAAACGTCTTTTACATATTCTTTTAAAGTGTTCCATGGTGGTCCTTTTAGCGTTGCTAGCGGTCCATAGAACGAGGGCGACAATGTGTCTGATCCTCGTGCTTGTCCGCCTGATAAAAGATTTCCACCAAAAACTGTTCTCGTAACTTGTTTATTTTTTATAAATGCATAGTTTACAAATACATTACGAAAATTCCATTGATTCAGCGATCCACTTTCCCTTTGTAGCCAATAAACATCAGTATTATCTGGTCGTTCTCCCATAAAACTTATTAAATAATTTTGTAAAAATTTTGTATTTGAACTTATACCCCGATTAGGAATTAGTGTCACTATATCTGGTCCTGTTCTACCAGAAATAACACCAGAACCCACAAAATCATCTGACACCTTCCACGGATATAACTTTATGTCCGGATAATATAAAGCATCTTCTTCTGCTTGTAAATTTGGATTTATAGTAACTTCTTTAATACAAGGAGAACAACAGTCTGCTGGTTCTGGTGCATCATTTTGTATGGTATAAGTTGTAGTATATTGTCTTTGGCAGTAGGGGGGGCCGGAGCAATTTGATTTACATCCTACCTCTATATTTTGTCCTTCTCCACCAGTATCGCGCTTTAATATACCGCCAGGATATATTATTCCATTATATAAAATGGACTGTTCATAAATCCGAGTAACCGTTCCTTTTGGATACTGTATAGTAGGATTCGGATCTGGATAATTAGGTTGTCTATAACAGGGAGCATTAGGGTCCAAATCCACGCCGCCAAAGGAGCCGTAACCGTTCGCACAACAATAATACTCCGTTATAGTGTAACTTGGTACCGGAACCGGGGGAGGATCATTAAATCCTGTTGTATATTCGTATGTTTGTTCAGTAACACATATAGGAGGATCGGGATCATTACATGGAACAGGTTGTACTGGACAACATGTTGAATTTCTGGTATCAATAATTGTAAGTTTGTTAACGCGTCTATACGATTTACCTATTGGTTCTATAGGAGGAGGAGTACCACAGCAAATTAAAGGTCCAGGAGTGTCAGGAACTTTGTTTGTTACTTTTCCTAAAAATGTTGGTAATCTAAAGTCTGGTAAAACACCGACTGTATTATCATATATTTGATCAAAAGCTCCTGCTCCTGGTCCTCCAAGTTGAAGTGGAGTTATTTGAAACGTATCTTTAATTAATAAAACAGTTTTTTCTGGGTTGTCTGTGTTTCCTTGAGAATTAGAATCTGTGATATTATTAGTTTCTGTGCTTTCTTTTATTTTTATTTTGCAAAATTTCACAATAAAATAGATTGGTTGGGCTCGATTTTCTGGAGAAACAAAGCCGTAAAATGAAGTAGTGTTCAAATAATTTGCCCACATTCTATAAGTACTTAAAGAACCACCTGTTATACAGCAATTCCCAGGCTCTGAAACTGATGGACAAAATTCGCTAGATTCAATAATAAAAATTTTTGGTGGAGACCAATTCAGACAAATTGATGGAAGTATCTGGTTATACAGCACGTAAATTGGTTGTACTAAATTATAAACATAAAAAAGATTTTGATTTATAACATCAACTTTTGTTTGCAAATCTCCTCTATTAGCCGATGCAAAAAACCATAAAGGTTTTTTGGATAAAATATGATTAGGGGTTTTTTTTATTTCTTTGATATCTTGTTTCAGTATAGAATCTAATACAGACATTCCTTTACTGTATTTCACATTAATTTTAGTGTTTACTTGTGTTTTTTCTTGTACTGGTTCATCAAGTCTCACGATATCACAACCCGGACTTGGTGTACTCGTTGTCGATGCACAGCACGCTTCACCTCCAGTAAAATAAAAAGGTTGAGAAGTTGTATAAACCGCTTTCCACCATTTATGAAATGTTTCGGTTCCTATACCAGCATTCCAAGGATAAAAATTAAATTGTCCACTGCTTGTTGGAACGTATCTACCAGTAAAGGGGGGAATATATTGATTAAAAATTTTTCTAGTACTTACGTGGTTTAATAACGTTGTATATACATCAGAAATTATACCTCTGTTTTGATAATTTAATAAAGTATCTCCTCTAAAAAATGCTTGAGGTCCATTTATTCTGCGTGTGTAAATGTTATTAAAATAATTGATTCTATCTGCTTCATTGTTTAAGTCTGGATCTGCCTTTAAACCTGGTGGCCTATCTCGATCAACACCATTACCTTCGTAAAATTGATCTAAAAAAGTATTAGTTGGTTGAAAATCTAAAACAATTACATTTTCGTTTTGTAAATGGTGCGGCAAAGTTAAATTAAACGATGTTGTACTTTTTGCAGGTTTTCCTGGTAAAGCAATTCCTGCTATAAAATCATTACTTATTTCAAGATAGTTAACAAACAAATCTTCTGAAGATCCTAAAAAAATAGGTGGAGTAGATTCTATGTTAACTTTTTCTAGTTTAATCCAATCTCTGTATCCTACAGTGGTATTTCCATTCTTTACTATCTCTCTTACATCATAACTTAATCCAAAAAGTCCTCCACTAATACCACTCAATCCTGGAGCAAGTTCTACTTTTGTTTGTTGAACAAAAGATACATCTGCTTTGGTGTATTTTTGTAATATTGCTTGTTCGCCGTATGGAGAATAAAGAGCATCCAATATATTGTATTGACTGAGAGACCAAGAAAGAGGAAGAATATTTCGTTGCTGTTTTATCAGCAATCCATATTCTGTGCTTATTTCATCATCGCAGCAACAATGTCTATGGGTAGTCATAATTTAAAACCCCAACAATTAAACAATTATTTCAGGGTCAATAGATATTTGTAGTTCTAGAAGTTTATCAATCATAGTGTTACTCTTAGTATATAATGCACCCGGGTGGGGATGCAAAGTATCTATAGAATTTCCATTTTGAATAAATACAGTAGAAAGAGGTGAGATTTATGAAGTTAATAAACTGGTTAGATTCCAAAATAACAGCTGTATTTGTAGCTCTAGGTCTTGTTGTTAAACCCGCTCCCAAATGCCGATCTAAAAAAACCTGCTGTAAGAAAAAGTAAAGATTTTACATATCGTGGAACAAAGGGGCTCTCACCTGTGACGGTAGGAGCCCCTTGTTCTTTTGTAAAACATATATAAATACATGAACAACTGGATGCAAAAAGTAAAAACAACGTATCTTAAAATGCTTCGAGAAGAAGCCTCTCTTGACGGTCCTAATTCTGGAGATGAATATTCTCCAGAAGAAATAGAAGAATTAAAGCGTCAAAGATATTACCACCCCGTTCATAACCCAGCCCCACCATCCGATCCAAGAGACAGGGGTTACTATATTAATACTGCCCATCCAGATAAAAACTACCAAGGATGGTACCGAGAAGAAGGTCCTTACAGGGACTGATTATAAAACTTTAGCGCAATAGTCATACATTACTACTCCACTGGCTGTTCCTACGTTAAGACTACGTACGGAACCGTATTGTGCAATGTAAACCACATCATCCGCAATTTCTAGTAATTCTGGAGGAAGACCAACCTGTTCTTGACCAAACATCATGACTACATGCTTGTCCTTGGGCCAAGCGTACGAGTCTAGTCTCCGGGCTCCAGAAACATTTTCCACTGCAACCAGATGCAGTGGAATGCCTACTTCCTGTCTCAACGAGTCCAGCGTTTCACCCAGCCGTACAAACGTTCCAGCGTGTAGCATACGCACATAGTGGTGAGTACCAACAGTACCCCTACGATCATACTGCTTGCTACCGTAGATAACCACTTTTTTAGCCAGAAATGCGTTAGCATTCCTAATGCAAGTAGCGATGTTAAAGTCGTTATATAGATTGCTACAAAGAACAGTGAAGTTATTCGCTCGTGTGTCAAGGTCTGCGAGAATCGCTTCATGTTTCCAATAAAACATATGATCAATGATATTACGTGTTTCACCATTTTTTAAAATATTTAAATCAATTTTTTTGTTTAGGTCTTCCGCCTGTATATGGTTTTCCGAGAATATTTGCTGCTGATTTTGATGATACATGATAGCACGTTTTATTTTTATTGTTTTTATAAAATTCTTTAGAAACTTTTTTTATAATTCCATCTAAAAAAATAACAGTTACGGTATTTAATACAGATTGTTTTTGATTATGTCTCATCTTTATTAATTGTTCTTGAGACATATGATCCATATTTTTGTTTCTTTTAATTGTTTTTTCTTTTAACCCATTTTCATTTAATGATTTCATTTTTTTAGAACATATATCTCGCCTTTTATTGTCTTTTATTGGATCTGTTCTTAAATTAATCATCTTATCTCTATATTCTTTAGTTTTCCATTTTTGTTTTAAAAGTAAAGAATTTATTTCTCTTCTTTTTTTGTCTTTAATTTTGTTTTTTCTTAATGATATTATAGCTTCTATAAATTTATGTTTATGTTTTTCATAAATTTTTGAATTACATTTATAATTACTATTTCCAGAATTTATCATCCTTTGCAAAGCCATAATTGCTTGAGGACAATTTGGTAAAATTTTATTTAATAATAAATGGCAAATAAAATGTTCTCTTGGAGAGAGTATTACAGTTGCAAAATTCCAATCATTTTTATTTCCAATTCCTAACCAATGAAATGGTAAAAAGTGATGTATTTCTTTAATTTTTAAACTAGAATTATCTCTTGTTTTTGCATTGTTTATTATGTTTTTATAAATTTGTTTATAATTCACATATTATGTATAATATATCATTATTGATCAATGATATTATATATTTCATTGCCAGTCGGGGAAGAAATTGTTGAAGTCTGGTCCATCGTTGTTCTTTCGACGCTTCTTCTTTTTGAACACATTCTTGGTGTACGGATTGTTGCCTAGATAAAACGTTTGATCGTAAAACTTGTTTAAGTAACCGGGCCAACCTTCTTGATTTAGTGTCTTGGTTTCTATGCTTATTCCTCGTTTTACTAGCCATGTGCCCACAGCATACTTGAATTGCTTTATAGAACCAGGATAGCATTCTTTCTTGGGATTCCAATCACGGTCATCCATTCCTAGAAGAATACCAAAACCCCAATCAATCAGCTTCTTACCAAACCAAATTTTTAATGTATTAAACTTTTTCATAAATGCGGGTAAAGGGAATCGAACCCTTATCTACTGCTTGGAAGGCAGTCATGCTACCATTATACCACACCCGCGTGTTCTGTCAAGTACTTTTTCAAAGCAAGATCTTTAGCCTTGGCTTCCAACATAACATCATACAATCTATCTGTATCATAAACTGGAAGAGTTTCTTCAATATAATCTGAATGTGCTTGAGGACGCTTACCGATAGCAGATTCAGAGTAATGAGTATCCGGAACCTGATCTTCAGGCCAAGTAGAAAAACACAGTTCCACAGCACGGTCTACAGTTTCCAGATTATGGCAAAAACGATGGTGGTGGTAGTCGTATACTAGACGCACACCACAATCAGAGTAGATCATGGAATGAAGATCGGTAGGCGACCACATAGAAGCCTTATCATCATTTTCCACAGTTAGTTGGCGTTGCAGGTTGGGATTAAGAATCCGGAAAGTTTCACAGAAACGCTTGGCGGTTTCGGGCTTGCCTTCGTACACACCACCAACATGAATATTAATATTGAAATCGTCTGCATGGCCCAACAGATCACCAATCAACTGGTGCATTTCTAGAGCCATAATAGACTTCTGAACAATCTGTGGATCAGGGCTTGCAAGGCACGTATACGGCCCAGGATGGCACGAGAGGCGAATCCCGGCTTCACGGGCGATTTGGCCTGCCTCGTCCATATGAGCCGTAATAAGGGCTTGGTGGGCTTCGTCCAGATAATGAAGCTTGTACCCTAGTTCCGGGTGGTCCATAAACGGAAAAATTCCACTACCGACACGGAACAGCTTCACACCGTTGTCGGCGTTCCATTCCATGATTTTTACCAGATCTCGCGTATTAGCTGCAGCAAGCTGACCACAGCGATCAAGGCTAAACCCTGACATACGAAGAGTGCGATCAGAAGTAATGTAATCTTTCTTCTTGACATTTTCGTTGATGGACAGATTTTGACAGGCGTAGCCGATATGACGAAGAGGCATAATATTTATTTCTGGTAGTGACCCCAACGGGACTCGAACCCGTAGTCATCGCCTTGAAAGGGCGAGGATTTGGCCAGTTAATCTATGGGGCCTTTTTTCTTTTTGTCGATTGGAGGAAGAACAGACTTGGTATTTTTATTTAACGATCTGCTAATAATTAAACGAATGTTGTTTACATCACCTGGAGCTAAAGTAAATCGAGACAGTAAATATTCAAGTACATGTTTAGCTATCTTATCTGCAACAGGATTGGATTTACGCATGTACATATTTAGTAGGATACCAGAGACTCGAACTCTGCAATAGATCGTTATAAGCGATCCTGTCCCACCCGAGACTTGTATCCCATACGCTTATTCTACCTCAGATTCTGTGGGAAGCAAATTGATTCGTGACTTTTTGTTTGAAATGTGACCGTTCTCGTTCTTGATCATGTAGTTAGACTTTTGACGATCATGATCATGGCCAAGACGATAATTGATATCACCGAATCCCATATCAATCAATTCTTGCTTATGGTTCTGAAGAAAATTAATCAGAACAGAAACACTAGCAACCGATCCCAATTCATCCGTTTTCAGCGGAAAGTCCATGTGTAGTCGAAACATCAATAGGCTCCTGTTGTTCGTTAATGTAATTTTTAATATCGATAGTGAACTTGTTAAGTTTTCCACGAAGCATTGTTAGTTCTATACTAATCTGATCTAGATTACCAACAATAGCTTCAAGTGCTTGAACATCACTGGGTTTACATGGTCTCATATAGTAATAATTCCTGAGTCAGTAGTAAAATGAATATCGTTGAAAATTTCCTTGCACCAAGGCAGACACAGTTCACACGGCTTGGCCATACGAAGATCACCAAATCGGTTAAAACGAACATTCAGAAGCGTCAGCTTCTTGTCACGCAAATTATACGGCACCTTACGATACGCATCCAATTCTGAATGCATTTCATCGAAAGGATATCCAATAACTTTGGCCTTGGGATGGGTCTTAAAGAAATTACGACCTGTTGCCACGATTCGATTCTTATGAAGAATGAACGACACATGCTTCTTTTGGCGAGGCAATTCCATACACAGAGGAAATGCCTGTTCTAAATACGAGTCAATAAGGCTGTTAGTCATAGGTACAATATACACTATTTTTTCTTAGTGTCAACCTTTTTCTTAGATTTTTTCTTTTTAGAAAAGATATCATCCCAGTTTTTAGAATACTGTTCCCAGTTTACCGGGCGATATTGATCTCCTTTACCAGCCGCATGTTGTCCGCCCATTATTTTTCCTTTAAATCGTAATAATAATTGTCATCATCTCCATCAATAATCCATCTATCACTTGTGCCCTCGCATCTGAATATTTTATTGTCCACTTTAAAATCTGGATTAGTTGGAAATGGTTTAGTAACAAATGACATATGTTTCCAATAAATTCTGTTGTTTGGTTGTAAAGCATAACAACCATTATCCAGCTTGATCATATGTAAACACTTGTATTGTGTTGGTTCGTCACTATATGGATTATCGTACCAATCAAAAGACATCATATAATCGCCCCAGTGTTCGGAGCGATCCTTTAATACTACTTTTGCTCTGGAATTTTTTAGATAATCGTACACAATATTGGTGAAGTTAACAGAAAAACAATCCCACAATTGTAGATAATCTAAAGGTATTGGTGATGGTTCTTCTCGATGACATAACATGTGAATTGGGACTCTGCTACGAACTAATCCATCATCAGTTAAAACGTGAAATAATAAAGCTGTATCAGGATTAGATTGTGCTCCAAACACAGTTACTTTAATGTATTCTCCCATATGAGCCACATGCTGATACATGTGCTCTTTTCTCATATAACAATAAAAATGTGGAATATTTACGTTTAACATAGCCAAACTCCCGAAACTGGGCTCGAACCAGTGACCTGCGAGTTAACAGCTCGCCGCTGCTACCAACTGAGCTATTCGGGAAATAGTTTAAATCTTTTCAGGATCTCCTGAAAATTGTACATCATGAACATCAATACCACTACCGTAAAGAAGTGCATTACTGATATAAGTTTTCATTTTACTTATGTCTGCAAATTCCATTAGTTCATTGCCGTGTATCAGTTTGTATACACCAACTTTTTGTAACACATCACACTTGTTAATGATAACTTCAGAACAACCAGACAGTTTGATTGCTTTAAGTAGTTTGTCTAGATTCAACCAGTTAACTAGTCGCTTTCGTCCTGTGGTTGATCCGTATTCACCACCCAGTTCAATGATTTGATTTAGAACAGGATCATTCCAAAGAGTTTCTGGGAATAGAGGATCTACTCCGCTCTTGGTATCGTAAATCTTGGCAATACCAATTAGTTGTCGAATTTTTCGTGGCGAGAATCCCAAAGAGCATGCACCATACGGCATCGTAGTACTACTAGTAACGTATGGATAATCGCCATGATCAATATCAAGCCAAACACTTTGGGCTCCCTCACAAAGGATACTTCCATCCAAAACTCCATCCCAAATCCAGTTGGGTTCTAGTACTTCTACTGCTCGTGTTCCTCGTCGTAACATTTTATCAGAGTAACATGGAGCGATGCCTTGAGCAGTTGTTCCCAGGTGTCCAAGGTGTTTCTTATCATACGCAATATGATCTTCGGTAATAATGTGAGCATTAGGATGGATCTTTATCAGGTTGACATCAAATTCTGCCATAGTGAGCATACGTAACTCTTCTAGCATCTTTTCAATATTTATCACGCAACCCGGCCCAATAACACACTTCTTTCCTGCAAAAATACCTGAAGGAATAATGTGTGTTTTATATTTCTTACCGTTTATATAAACAGTGTGACCAGCATTTGGTCCACCATTCCAACGGCAAACCATATCATAATGTTTGGATTTGGCACTAACAATCTTGCCTTTACCTTCGTCCCCCCAAGCCAGACCGTAAACAATATCTACCGATTCAATCATAAAAGGTATGCTTCTTGAAATCTTCATTAAATTGATGTACAGTTTCTTTCACATCAATAGCGGTTAGTGCTTCATTTATAGCATTACGAATAGACAACAGTTCATCGTAAGAGTAACCATTAACAATTTCATCACAATCTGTTGCTTCAAAAGTGGCAATGTACTTTCCTATTTCAAGTGGATTCTTATGAATTGTAATGGTAGGCTTACGATAATCGTCTGTACGATTAACTGCTGTAGCAATAAACACATTTGGGTTTTGAATCATATATCAATCCTGTAAAAAAGATCGAGAATCCGAGTTTTCTTCCAACTTCTTTCTAGAATCTTTGTAATCACGACGAGCATTTTCAAGAATTACGCGATGAGCATCAAACCACCCCGCACGATATTCGTCCCAGTACAATCCGATCTCTTTGGTATCTGGCATCTCGCGTCCTTCCATACGAGCTTCGTAACCGTGTTGATATCCGACTCCTGGCGTATAATTTGGTGTATTCATTTTTTCTCCTTACAATAAAACACACCCGGCAGGATTCGAACCTGCGACCCACAGATTAGAAATCTGTTACTCTGTCCAACTGAGTTACGGGTGTTTGCTGATTTTAGTCAGCCCCTACGAGCTTGAGACCTTCTGGTGCTACAACCTTCTTGGGACCTGGTGTAGCCAGACCACTCTTGAAGGACATATATTGAGTTTCAATTTCTTCCATAGGCTTGTTAGTGAAATACACAAAGTCTGCAGGAATGTCTAGACCATTCTTTGAATCTGCAAAAGGCATCCAACCAACAAACGCTAGACGACCATCTGGAGTAGGAATAAGAGCCATAGGATCCTTTAGATTCCAACCAGTATCGGTCTTGGTAGCACGGCAAAGAACGTCTTCACCTGTCTTCATACGCATAATTAGAGTTTGAGTGTTTTCCATAGTAGCCATAGTATATCTCCTGAATTAAGAATTGCAAGAACAAACACCAAAGATTTTCTTCCACAATGGACAATCGTTTGGTTTTTCTAACGGCCAACAGTTTCCGGGATTCATCTTACAAACAAGTTCTGCGTTTTGTAGTGCAGTTTTTACACCTGTCATTACTTGTTCTTCGGTTAGCACCAGATCTACTGTTCGACCGTTAATTTCGGTTTTGGCGTAGAATAAATTATCCATAATAAACCTCCACCTTATTTATAAAGAAATCTGTCCTTTTTACAGGAACAGATTTCCGTGAACAACAGCCCAAATTGTGTATCAGCGAGCCTTGTAACGAGTACCGTCTGCACGGAACTTGAACACACGGCGACCAGGATGCGTGTCACGCATCATGTACTGAGTACGACCAGTATTGCTGGTGCGAGTCTCAATACGCCAGTTACCGAACTCCTCAACAACCTCACGAATATCGCTGATTGTTGCACGGAGGTTCTGCACACCGAAACGAGCACGAGCCTCGGCAGCGGTGAGAGTGCGTCCACGCTTGCTCAGGTAGTTGATTACCTTGTTTTGCTTTGTAATTGTACGCATAATGTAAACCTTTCTATAGAAATTTAAGACATCTCATGTTGTGCTCGTTCACTGTCTTGTATGAACGAGTTACGCTGTTTCATTATACCACGGATTTAACCGTTGTCAAATGAAATATTCTCAGAAAATTCTTTGACTCTCATCCACTCTTCACGACGGTAGTTATCCATAGACGGAAACTCCGACTTCTTGAGAACTGGATGATTCAGTGCATCACGCATGTGTGCAAGAGTTCGGGTAAGATCTGGAATATCATCGCCGTAAACGGATGACTGACTTACGGTGTGATCGATAGGCTTGCCGTCTAGATAATACACTTCGTAGATGGCGTACCATGGTTCATCACCGGTATCATCCATAATAATTCTGTAATTCCAAGTCATTTTACCTGACATATTTTTCTCCTGAAGTAGGACGGGTGGGAGTCGAACCCACACTACGAAAATTTTAAGTCTTCTGACTCTGCCGTTGGTCTACCGTCCCAAGAGTGCCCCCTGTAGGGATCGAACCTACGACCAATTGATTAAAAGTCAACTGCTCTACCATCTGAGCTAAGGAGGCTTGGTTCACCCTCCTAATATAGCTCAAATTTTATGAGAGTCAAGAATTATTTACGATATCTTGAAGGAGTATTTTTTCTTTGTTCTTAATTTTCTGGAGACCAATTAGGGGGTTTACCTTGGACGTCTGTTGTGTTTGCAGGCCACGCAGAACGTCTTGGTCTACCTTGAGAATCGTAGTATTTACTGTAATCATGATCCACTTGATCAGAACCCAATCCTGCACTACGATCAAATGGAGTACTTATAGGATCCATAAGACCAGAAGCAATATCGTCTGCCCTTGCTCCTGCTGCAAATCCTAAAAGAGCACCAGCAACACCAAAACCTATTCCTTTTGGTAGTTTTGATGTTTGTGGAGTTTTGGTTGTAGATGTTCTCGAAACTGAAACTGCGGGTACTTCACCGGGAATCATTGTTTTTGCGTATGGTCCAGTGGTTGGTCTTTTTACTGAAACTGCGGGTACTTCACCGGGAATCATTGTTTTTGCGTATGGTCCAG